GCCTCTTCCATGGAGCCAAAGTTTTTGGCTGAGAACAGGTCCCTATATTTGGACATGAGCTGGCCTGTCACGTCCGCCAGGCGCTGGCCGCGCTCGCCAGTGGCCTGGAATTGCTCCATGCTGGCCTTGGCGTTATCCAGTGACAGCTTGAGAGCGTCCGTCTGGTCCTTGACCTTTTTGGCAAAGCGCTCAGCCGCCTTGGCGGAGCTCTCATCCGGTGGCGTTACCCCTCCGCCATAACCAGTCCCATCCGTGGCCGCGCGTTTCTGTAGCTCAAGGGCCTCAGCCTGAGCCTTTTTGGACTTTACCGCGCGTTGCTCCAGGTACTCAAAACCTTGGCCCGCCACCTTAATGGCCTGACCGATGTAGTCAGTGTTTAGGTCTTTGACAAAGGTGTCACCAATCGCCCCCGCGACACCGGCCGCATCATTCTTGACCTTAGCGATGGATACCGGGTCAATTGTGGGGAGCTGGATTTTCAGCCCGGCCCCAGCCGCAACACTATTGGCCCCTTTGATGAAGTCATTGACCCCGCTCAGGACCTTATTAATCATGTCCTGGACGGCTTGAATGACCACATTGGTGGTGCTGATGAAAATGTCTTTCATCAGGGCCGGGAGATTGCTGAAAGCCGCCACAGTAGCCTTGGCGGCCGCCACACCCAGGCCAATCTGGAAATTCCAAGCGTTTTTGGCCACATTGACCACGCTGGAGAAAAAGCCTTGGATGGCCTGGAGCTGGTCCGCACTAAACGTGCTCTTTACCCATCCCCCAATGGCGTCCCCGGCCGCCTTGAGACCGTCGCCAATCGCTCCTGGGATTTCGTTGAAAACATCCTGGACTGTGACCTTGAAGTCCAGCACCTGGCCCTTGAGGAGCTTGTTGTCAGAAGTGAATTTACCAGTGGCCACCGTCATCTGGTCTGAGAAGGCATAGAAGGCCACCGCGGCCGTGGTCAGGGCCACCGCAATCGCGCCAATGGGATTCTTGGCAATCGCCAGCGTTATTGAATCAACCGCCTTCGCTACCGCTCCCAGGCCCGCCAGGATTTGTGAACTTGAGAGCGCCAATAGGGCAGGCGCGGCAATGAGCGCCGCCTTGGCCACATTGTCCAAATTATCCGCCAGCGCACTGATGGCGGCCGCCACTCCGTTGAACAGAGCGGAGCCGTTCTGACCCACAAATTTCTGAAACGCATTGTCCAGCTTTTGAAGTGCCTGGCCAATAGTGGGCTGGAGGTTTTTGAACGTCGCATCCAGCGCGGGTCCCATGTCTTTCAGGGCCTTGATTACCACATCAGACGTGAGCTTTCCGTCCGCGGCTAATTGCTTGAGGCGGCCACGTGCGGTGTCCACGCTCTCACCCACCTTGGCGATGGACGCGGCAATGGCCGTCTGGATGAGTGGAGCGTTTTCGGAGATCGAACGAAACTCATCACCCTGGAGACGGCCGGAGCCCAGGGCTTGCCCCAATTGCTGGATGGCGGCCGCTTGCTCTGCTGAGCTCGCACCACCCACGGCCAGGGCCTTGTTGACGTTTTCCGTGACCTTTAGGGCGTCCTGTTGGTTGCTCAGAAAGCCTTTTGATGATCGCTCAATAGCCGTGTAGAGCTTGGCCGTGGCCTCATATTCCGAATAGGTCTTTTGCGCCGTAGCGAACAGCGCCTCCTGAGCGGAGCGCACCTCATAGACGGAATCGGAGACGGTCTTAATTTGGTTCTCAGCCCTCTTCCAGCCATCAGCCCAGTCAGTGACCTTGGCAACGGTCAGGAAGCCCGCCAGAGCGCCAATCAGGCCCTTGAGGCTATTGGACATCTCATTGGTGGTCTGAGAGCTCTTTTTTACTGAGGACTCCAGCTCATCGGATGCCTTTGCGGCATTTCGCATAGAGCTGGCAAGGTTGTCCGTTGCCTTATCGCCCTTTTCAATCCCCGTGGTTTCGAGATCAAGGCCGAGCTTGGCAATATTGGCGTCTGACATCTGGGGCGCTCACTTGTGATACTATGGCAACGGAGGTGTTGCCATAATATCGCAAGTCAGGGCCTTGTCCGCCGTTTATTTTTTGGTCTGTCCGGCTCAGGCTTTTGCTTCATCCGCCTGGCGATTTCCGCATTCATGATTCGCCTATAGGCCCAATCCATGCGGAGGATTGCGTCCGCCTCCCAGGGCCGAATGTCCAGCCCTCTATTGCGGTGATGATAGTATATTTCCGACTCAGTTATAGAGGATACACACCCCTGAGCCGGTTGGCGCTGAGCGCTCAGCTTTTCAAATATATCCACAAGGTGGACAATGCGCGCCGGTGGCTGGGGGAGCTTTAGGGGAGCCTGTTTAATGTTCTCAGGCTTTACACCGGCCCGCTTGAGAGCCTGGAGCCTGGCGTTATTGTGTTGGACTTGACTGACGCCGCTCTGGTCAGTGACCAGCAGGGAGTAACGCGCCTCCGCGTACTCCCCCGCCGCCTCAGTCAGACTTTGAAAAAATGGCGGTTGCTCGCCATCGTGTTCATGACCTTCAAGAACAGGTGGTCATATTCATCAGCCATAAACACGGCGGAGATAACCTCTGGAGTGCAGGGCAGATCAATGGCTTCCTTGGTCTCAGGATTAACCCAGTACCAGGATTTAACCATGATGGGCAAAAGCTCAGAGGCAATCTTGACGCGGGCCGCCTTGATTTCTTCCTCTGTTTGGCCGTCAGAAATGCCTGGGTTGGCAGAATGCCACGCTTGGACGGCCGCATCTTGAGCGCTCAGGATTTCAATATAGGCCATGTTTCCAGCCGCATCACGAATGCAGGGCGGAGGCGGGTCAGAAGGGCGCGGCGCGGCCGGGACATTCTGTTGGTTTGCGGCCATAACCTGAGCGTTCCAGACGGCCAGGTCATTGTTACGTTGGGCGCGCCAGTCCTCCTCCATGTTTGGAGTCGTGATGGGCATCTTGTAAGTCTTTTGACGCGAAAAGATGGAAATGGCCGAAAGGTCCACAGAGGGGGTCAGAGCGTGGACAGAGGTCTCAGTTTTCGCTTCGGTATCAGACATGGTTTTCCTCAAAAAAAATGGGCGATGCCGGAGCACCGCCCAAGGGATGTGTGAAGCCTTACAGGGAGGCCAGAATGTTATATTTCGGAATCTTGATAAATGAAAGAGCTGGCATCCGTTCCAGAGGCTGGTTCTGGCTCCAGGGACTGGAATGGGATGGTGACCTGGAGGCCACCAGACGGGTCATCAATGTCACTCCCGTTGATTTTGACGCGCGGGAGAGTGATCGAGAAGAACTCCCGGTTTGTGGTGCCAGGGAGCTCAAACATGCAGTCCACGCTCCCCTCAACCTCATCCTCAAAGGCCTCCAGCCAGGTTTCGTCCTGGAGGTAAGCGGTGAATTGTCCAGTGACAACCGCCTGGTCTCCGTGAAACACTTTTGGGGCGATGTCAGAGAACACGGCGGAGCCCGGAGTCATGCCCTTGTTGATGCCAACCTGGAATGACGTGGCGATGGGGATGAGGAGCCCGTTGTATTCCAGGAAGCCGGAGACGCTGGAAAAGCCATCCAGGTCCGGAGGCGTGAGCGGGGACGTAAACCACGGAAACTCCGAGTCCTTGGCCAGCTTTTGATAGCCAGTGCCAATCCAGCCCCAGTCACACACCGCTTGGGCATCTTGCTGGACATTGAGCTGGACAGAGTTGATCGAAGCGTCCCGGAAGAGGCGGGAGAATCCCGGCTCATTGAGTCGGTCCTCAATCGTGAACAGGTCATTGGTGTGACTGGCCAGAGGGATGAAATTCCGCTTGCCCGGAATGGTGAAAGTCACGGAGGTGTCGGGAGTACCGACAGCCGTAAGCGGGTCACCATCGGCCATGTAACAGGTGAAGGCGGAGCCACCACCGGTCACGCTTTTCACATAGGCGTTGCGCCCATTGTCCGCAGTGGCGGCCAGGCCGGTGAAGCGGCCAACCACGCCGCGCTTGAGCGTGGAGAAAGGGGTCCCAGAGGCGGCCGTGACCGTACAGACGCCGGTCCCGCTATCAACGGAGATCGTCCAGCCCGTCCCAGAGCCCGCCGAGATGGCATTGATGGCCGTTGGGGTGCGGCGGACAACGGCCGCCCATTCGTCCTCCAGAGCTCCGGCATAGAGGTCCGTGACGATGCTACCAGCCACGCGCTTTTGACCGTGCGAAACGGTCTTAACCTGGAAGCTCTTACGCTTCGCGGCGGACTGGAAAGTGTTTTTCGTCCGCTGGATTCCCATAGAATTACGGACGGTATAATGGGCATCGCTTGAATTTTGAGGAGCGATGACGCGCGGCGCAGATTGCTTGGCAATCAATACGTCGCGCAACGAGGATTCAGCCAGTTCACCAGACATGTGTTGCAACTCCGCTACAGTGAGAGTTGCATGAATATCACGGAGCTGGGTTATCGGCTACACGGAAAAAAATCACCACAGAGCACGCCAGCCAGACCCCATCATTGTCCAGGTCAGCCCGCATCGGCTCACGATCAACCACACACTTGGCCGTCTGGAATGCAATGAGCTTTTCCTTTTTGTTCGGCCAAAACCAGTCCTTGATATGCTGAGCCCTCTCCAGAATGGAGCGCGGCTGGCCAGACGATCCAAGCGGCTGATAGATGGAAATCTTGTAAACGCCGCGAGTCCTGGTGTAGAGGCCGCCCCCTATAGCCGCACCGTTGGACGGAAACACCGGAGGCGTCCCCATGGTGAGCTCAACCTCTTGGTAGGGGATGCCTGTCTTTGGCTTATACACCTGGCCATTGAATCGAGTCGCCCACTTGGGAAATTGCCCAGTCACAGGCAGGGCGGCCATATGGTTGTCCATGGCTGAGAAGATGTCCGCGTCATTCACCCGTGTCATCGCCTAATGTCCTTTGCCGCAATGCTCACAATCTGGGGCCATTCTGACACAGTGACCAGTAGGAAGCCATCAGGAGCCTTTTTGGAATATCCATCCTCCAGCCTGGGGCCGTATGGGATGTAATCCCGCATATAGATGGTATCTCCGGGCCGGTATGCGTCCACAACCTTGAACGCCTGGCGGAGTCCCTCCGCGCCGCTGGGGTCAAATTTTTCAAGGGGTGTGGCGGCCGGTGGGGTGTTTAGGCTGGTTTGCCAGTTTCCACGAAATTGACCGGTGAGGACCGGAGAGCGCGCGTGGATGCGCTGATAGGTGATGAAATAGGCCGCCTTCACCACCTGGATGAGATCGGCCATGATTCGGGCCTTCACCTTTTCTGGCGGTATAGTCCATTTACCCATGAGTGCGGCAAACCAAGACGTAAAAGACCACGATGGGACCGCCGCGCGGCCATTGTTCGCACTCAATCACCGTGTGGACCTCTGTCCCTAGAGACACGCTGGCCCCTACCTCCGGCTTTCTGGTGATGTCCAGGCTGGAAATAAACACGTTGGCATCAGACATCCGGAGTGAGCGGTTATTCTGGACCTGAGAATCACTCACACCCTCGCTATAGGCCTTCACTGTGTTGGTGACCGGAGGGCTGGAGCCTGGGTTGAGCACATCGTCTGGGTTATCAACAAGCTCTCCCAGCCAGACCATGGTTACCGTGACATTGGACAGCTTGTGGATGAGCTTTCGCCATATGCGCCGCCACTTTGCCCACAGGCCAGTCATGGCTGGATTTGGGGCCTGTTGGGCCGCAATCACCAGATAGTCCATAAGGGTGGTGCCTGAAATCGGCTGAAAACCCATCATGGCTCTAGACTCCAACGATGCCGGAGAAGCGCCTCAAGAGCGCGTAATATTCCACACCATAGGGCGTTGAGAGATATTCGTTATCCGCGCTCCGCTCAATGAGCGCGCTGTCAAAGGACACTTGAGATTGTCCCAGTCGCATATCTGCGATGTTTCCCAGGTCAGAGGAGCCACCATCCTCCTCCTGGGTGATTGCCCGGCTCATGATGTGAGCGGTCAATTTTGTTGTCGCCAGATCGGTGGCGGCGTTGAAAAAGCTGGGGTTCACCTGGAGGGTGGCCTCATCAATGAAAACCTGGACCCTATCATCCGACACGGAGACGAACTCCGGATAACGGGCTTTAATGCTCGCGGGTGTGACCGCCATCTCAAATCTCCCCAGCCTAACGCTTAACTATGACCAGCCGGAGCTGGTTATTTGCCTTCCAGAGCCGCCTTGAGCTCAGCGTCCGCCGCTTCCTTTTCCGGAGACTCGGTGGCCGCCTTGGTGGTGGCCTTGGCGGGCTTTTGAGGCTCTTGGGCTTTGACCTCCGGCTCAACCACCTTGTCATCCACGGTCTCAATTGTTTCCGATTGCGCGGACTCCTTGGCAACCGGGTCAGTCCCCAGCTCAACCAGGGTCAGGATGCCGGTTTGCAGATACTCCGCAACCGAATCGTCCTCTTTCAGAGCCTTGACGGCAGCCTCATTGAGCTCCTTACCCCAGCCGGGGGACAGCTCAAACGGCTCAAAAGCCGGTTCGCCCTTTTTGGGCTGATGGCTGAAAGCCAGGGGCGATTCGCCTTTGTTGGTGAGCTTTTGCATTGTGTTCTCCTTAAACGAAAAAAGCCGGAACCATGAGGCTCCGGCTTTCCTGTTGGTTGCCTGCCCCAGGGCAAGCTATTGTTACGCCGAATAGGCGGGGAAATCAATGTAACGCACTTCCTTGACCCGCGTGAACTCCACACCGCCGTAGCGATAGAAGCCGGGGACGATGACCTGGAGGCCCTTGAGCTGGGGAGCCAGGAACATCAGCGGGACGGGGATTTGGAAGCGAGCGGAGCGCGGATTCTTGTTGTAGAGGACCGCGCGGTCCTTGCCACCAGCGCCACGGCCAGCCGCCTCCGGCACGCTGACAATCTGGAGGTCCACCCCGTTGACCTTGCTGAAATTGTTTTTCAGGAAGTACTGGAGGATGGTGTCCCCGTGCGGGTTGCTGTCCGACATCGGGCGGGAGAGCTTGCCCAGGCGGGTGATGTCCATGGCCAGGCGGTTGGGGAACGTATTTTCACCGTTCGACACCACATAGGCGATGATTTCCGCGTCGAGCTGCTGGAAGATCGCGGAGCCGCTCATGGCGTTGTCCCAGCCGTTGCCGGTGATGGTCGAGACCGTCACGCCGGAGAAGCTGAAAAACGAGGGGAACGGGCTTTCACCCAGCATGGAGACCTCATTCATGTGGTCTTCAAATGCTTCACGCGCGGCGTCCGCCTTGTCAGTGGCCAGAGAGCGGCCAAGCTGGATGGAGGCGGCGAGCTCCTGGATGTTGTAACGGTAGCCAATGGCCCCGTTTTCAACCGGGACAGAGCGGTCCCCGTATTCGGTGTCAGCCGTGGGGATGTCACCGGAGTTGGGGTTGAAACGCTTGGCCTTGCCCTTGCGGCCTTGCGTCTCATAGCGGATTTCATTGGCCCACATCCCGCCATCAGCCTTGATGTCCAGGACATCGCGGTAAGCGCGGCGGCGGAATTGCTTGGTGTAAACCTCAGCCTCCGTGAAGGCCAGTTGATTGACCGCGAAGGAAAGGAGCTGGTTGGTGTCAACCGAACTTGTCAGGCCGGTGGAGTCCATCAGGGCGCGCATTTGATGGAGGACCGGAGTGAGCGAGTCGCGGAGCATGTTGATGCGCTCCTGGTCAACTTCATGCTCCGTGCTGTCACGGGTCAGGAGGACCAGACCGCCGTCCAGCGTTTGCGAGCGGATAGGTGAGAGAAAGGTGTTCATTGAGGTCTGGCCCCTTAAAGTTACTGGTTACTGGTGGCGGATTAGTTGGTCATGTTCATGCGAACACGGACGATCCCATCCGCTGAGCCCGCCTCGTCACAGTAAGCATCAGGGACAGGGCCGGTTGAGCCGGAGGTGGTGGAGATACCCAGGCGGCCATCCAATTCACGGAAATAGACCGGGGAATCCTTGGTGACGTTTTCGTAAGGCGAAACAAAAATAGTGCCTTCACGATTGACCGCCATACCATCACCGGCCGCATAGGCCAGGTTTCCGGAGACAGTCTTTCGCGCCGCATCGCGGACAGAGATGCCAGCGATTTTGTCGGCCGAGTCGCTGGCGACTTCGCCACCGCCAGTGGTGCGCTTGACGGCCACACCCAGCTCCGTGGCGGCCGTGGCCACCAGGGTGATGGTGCGGGTGTCATCCAAATCCGCAAAGCCGCCGATGAGGCCTTGGTCCGGCTTGGTGGTGTTCGATACCGAAAGGTCAACAGACATTTGCGGATTTCCTTCTTACTGAGAGGGGAGGGTGAAGAACGCGGCGGCTTTTAGGCCATCGAGTCCACGAACTTTTGACGGGCACTGACACGCGGCTTGCCATCAGCGTCACGGGAGACCTTATCCGTCCGCGCGCCGTCGCCCACTTGGATGGTGAAGCCGCCGCCCTGGCCGCCGTTGTCGGAGTCGGTGGACTTTTTGTCACCGCCAGCCGATGCTAGGAGGACACCGGCAATGACCTTGAGCTGATCGGCGGTGGCGTCCTTGAGCTCTGTGCCACAGAGCGCGGCGTCAATGACAGCCTTTTTGGCGTCATAGACCTTTCCGATGGCGGAGCGGCGCATATCGGCCGGAGTGCCCTTGATTTCCGCGTCCTTGTGGATGGCCTTGGACTGATCAATGGCAGTCACGATGTCAGCCAGCATGGCGTCCGTGAGCTGGCTGGCCTTGAGGGTTTCGTTTTCGGCCGTCAGGTCCGCAATCGACTTGGCCGAAGTGGTAGAGGCATCCTGAGCCTTGGCCAGGTCAGCCTTTGCCGCGTCACGCTCTTTGGTGAGGCGGTCAATCACGATGGCGGCCGCGTCGTTAACCTGGACGGGAGCGCCGTCAACCATAACCTTGGTCAGGCCGGAGTCGGTGGTGGACATAACTTTTTCCTTTTGCTGAGTTGTGTCAGAAGTGTCTGAGACGCGGCAGGATGCGCCGCAACGGGCCTGAGCCACCAGGGCGATATGGTTTCCCCTGATCATGCGCTGGATGGCGTCATATGCCTGGCCGTTAAAGGTGCCAGAGGCAAAATCCAGCTTGTTGGTGTAGCCGTTGGAAATCTGGGACTTTGAAGAGAGCGCCGCAATCCCGCGCGGGTCAGTGATGTGAATGTCTCCAATCATGAAATCGCCATCACGGCGGATGTTGGACACCTGGCCAACCGCATACTTGCCGCGGTTTTGAGGAGTCACAAACTCCGGAGGATGTTCAATTGTGATTGGAAGGTGGTTGAAGCTGTCCATGCTGGCGGGGTCAAAGACTTCCTCAGCCGGGCGGTAGACGCCCTTGACGGACTTGGCTGAGTCGCCGGTCATGCCCAGCTCTGAGCCCATGTAATGCTGGACACCAATGCGGGCCAGCCGCGAGTCCTTTATGACCAGGGACCCATCCGGGAGGGTGACACGTTTAGACGCGGAGAAATCAAACGTCTCCGCGTCCATGGTCCCCTTGCATCCGCAATTTTCGCCGCACATTGTCCACTGAGCCCCTAAGCCACAGTGGCGAAACTATCACAGCATGTGCATTTTTTGCAACGGTCAGTAATTTGAGGCTCAAAACTTTGGCTTCGCGTGACACCGGCAATTGATTTCGGAGCCTGGATGTCCGCCAGATGGAGGCGATGTCCACGAATAGACCTTGCCCTGGCGCTCCCTGTGGCGCTTCCTGACCTTGATGTCCCGCATGGTCTCCCACGTGTAGCTGGTCACACCAGCATCACGTTGGCGCTTTTCCTCAACCGCGGCCGTGAGTTTTATAGTCTGGTCAGTCGCAATGAGCTTGGCCCGCTTTTTGCTCACCGGATAGAGGGCTTGTATCTCACGCGCCATGCGGTTGATGGCCGTCTTTTTCGCCACCGCT